TTTTCTTTTTAGGTCTTCCTACTTTACTTCCGTATGTTCCCGGTCCCATTGGCATAGCTATCTCCTTACCATTTTACTTTGTTTGCCCAATATGCCGCAGACATTTTGCCTTTGGCTATATTCTTTGCGTGACGAGCTTTAAACGATGCCCGTTTCTTTTTCATCTTGTCGCCTTCACCCGCTTTAGGTTTACCTGCAGTTTTAGCTCCTTGCTCACCAAAACGAATAGTCTTTACTTTGTCGCCTTCTTTAGCTACAACTACGTGAGATTTTTTAGGATGGTTAGGCGTTCTCTTTGGTTTGTTGTACCCGCTTACCCCTGCTCGCGCCAGCCTTGGATCCTTTTTGCTCATTGAGTTGGTCCTCCAGTTCCTTGACCCGGTTCTCCAGTAAGTCCAATTTGTCGAACTGCGCTTGGAACGCTTGGTTGATTTGCTCTAGAAAGCTGTTCATTTCGGTTTGTGTCATTAGCACGGCTAGGCGCTCCTTTACTAGCTTGGTTGTTAAGTTTTCTTTCTTTAAGTGCAATATCAGCAATCTTCAGGCGGCGTTCAAACTCTTTGTCATCTTCGTCACCTTCTTTAAGGTTTTTAGTAATTGCTTCAATTTTATCAATCTCAAGTTCTTGCGGGGCCAGCTGAGTTTCAACTGCAAGCTTACTTGCCCTTGCTTGAAACTCTGCAGCTTGACCTTGTAGTGCTGATGTCTGCGCTTGCTGAAACTGTAGCTGTGCTTGTTGAGTCGCCATAGCCATCTGCTGTGCTTCAGGATTAGGCTGTGCTGCTTGTTGCATTGCAGCAATAAGCTCCTCACGGTTACTAAGGTTCATGTTGTCAATAATGCTTTGGATCAACACAGGATACAAAGGACTGTCTTGCTTCATGGTCTGCAGCAGCTGTACCAACTGAGTAACCTCGTACTCACGAGCAATAATACCCAGAGTGCTCGTAGCGTTAAACTTGTAGTCTGCTACGGGATAGTTTTCAGGATCAAATTGCATATATCTGTGTGCAGCTTTGGTAACAAATGGCAACAAAAAAGACTGCTGAAAGTTAATCAGTGTGCGTTTATGACGCTTAATAATAGCGCCAAGAGACATACTTATGCCTGCTGCTGTGGCTTCTCCGTTAACCTGTCCAGCAATGCCAGCGGAGTCAACGGCTCCTGTAGCTTGCTGTACCATTTGCTGAAGCGATGCTGCTTGTGCAAAAGTGATTTGGCTAACTTGTCCAAAGTTAAACGGTTGGAGTACTTCACGAGGATCTCCGTTAGTTAAAATCATCTTGCCCGGACGTACCTCTGGTTTAGCACCACGAGGTAGTCGTGTAGCGTCAATAGCCATCATTGGGTGAATCGTGAGGCCCAAAGCGTCGATACGTGCGCGTAGCTCAGTGTCCAAAGCCTTTTGGCTGTTGTAGCCCTTCTCGCACACTCCACGGCCCCAGAAGCGTCCCGGTACTACGTCCCAAGGAAAAGCAACTACTGGTCGGTCTTCCATCATGTACGGATTAGCCTCAGCCTTTAGAAGCGTACCACCGTTAGCAATAACGACAATAGCCTCGACGTACATGGAGTCTGACTCTACGTCTACGTCTTCAGCCTCAAGCAATTCACGAGGCACAAGACCGTAGTACTTAGTTAAACGTACTTTGTCATCGTTGTAGATCGTGAGGTCTTGGTCTGGCTCTAGGTCTGTGTCAGGGGCCGCTGATTCAATCAGTCCCTCACGGTACACACCCTGCTCCTGTAGGAGTTCTACGGAGTGCTTAGACACAAACTCATCAATAGCTACACCCATAGCGTCTTCTACAGACGTAGCTACAGGATCAATCAGGAAGTTCTGGGGTAGTACAGGTTTGAGCTTAACAACAATCCTATCCGTAATGTTAACGCCCACAGCCGTGAGATCCCCACCCATAATGGGTTGAGTCGCTGGAGCCATCTCTTTAATCTCTTCAAGGACCACCTCCCCTACGCCTGTACCAAACACAGCAGCATTAATCAAACACTCTGCTACTGCTTTACGTACTTTACAAGACTCAAAGTCTTCTGTTAGTTTGTTACGCAAATACATAACATCTTGACCCTGTGGATCGTTCATGTCATCCGCAATGTCAAACCACTTGCCTCTACCAAATGTAGCTTCTTCTAGTTCTGCTACGTTAGATTCTACAGCCTGCTGAAGCGCAGGAGAGATAATTCTAGAACGCTCTGATGCTCTTTCGGAGTCAGTAGGATCCCATTGACCTCGCCATAGCCTATAGTATTCTTCAAACCTTTCTTCGTAGTTTGATTCATAGTTATCTCGCCAATCTTCACACTTGGTAATTACCCAATCTTCTAGAGATTCTTCCATCATCAAGGGGTCTGGACTATAAATTGATTCTGCCATAGTATTATCCTTAGAGAACTGCTACGCTGTAACCTAGTGTAAAAAACACTACGGCAGAAATAGCGTAGATGCCATATGTATTAAACGGTCTAAAAACTTTAGGTTTAGAAAACTCTTTTGTAAACTCTTTCCAAAACATACTCATGTTAATATCCCGCTACTACGTCTAGTATTTCGTGATCGTCTATTTCGTAATCGTAGTGATACGCTACCTGTGCCAATTGATCTACGTAGGCTAGTGCGTCCACCAAGTCATCGTGGGTCAGTGGATCTGGAAACTGAAACAGTTGGTCCAAGAATCTGTTGTTCCACTCACCCTTGTTAATAGATACGTAACCGTTCTCAAACCGTCCCTGTAGCGCCCACATAACCCTGTCAGTCTTTTTCTTGTTACCGTGGGTTAACTCTTCAACACGGAAGAACGTCCCGTACCGCTTCTGTAAGTCCATCAGTGGACTCATAACCGCCTGCTTTGCTATTCCTCTTTCAATACCAACGCTAATGGGTCTGTAGTCTCTAACGGCCTGAAATATCTTGGTGGCAGTCTCGTCAAGGCTCCACCGCCCATGTATAATGTTATCAATGTACCAACCATCAGGACTAACTTTAACAACAGCGATTGCGGTTTCATCAAGTTTTGTGTTCTTCGTCCGTTTCTTGTTTACTTCCTCAAAGCCAGCCAAGTCAACAGCTATGTAGTAATCTCCAACCTCTGGCTCTTCTCCGTACTGGACCCAATCTTCTTTGAACATTTCTGAGCCTCTTGCTTCAAATGAGGCCATAAACTCTTGTCGGAAGGCGTAACTCGACATGGACTTCTTTGCCGTGTCAATTTCGTTAGGGTCGAGGATGGGGTTGTCATAACTGGTAAAGTGCCACCCCTTGTAAGTTTCATCGTCCCCTAGCTCCGCAAGTTTGTACAGTTCGTAGAAATGGTTCCTGCCCATAGGCGTACCTATGAACATCGCTGAACCCTTTTGGTCAGCCAGTGCTGGACGGAGGATCTGCTCCCATACGTCAGGCTTCATGTCTGCGTACTCATCCATCACAAGAAACTTCAAGGACACACCACGCATTGTCTCCGGCCTGTCGGCTCCCTTGAGACTAATCGTGGCCCCGTTGACCAGCTTGAGTTGCAGGTTGTTAATATGTGAACCCGCAATAACAGGGTGTCCTAGCTCCAACAGAGTTTGCCACATGATATCACGGGCCTGACCCTGAGTGGGCGCAACGTAAAAAACATGGCCTTTGTCGGCCTGCAGCGCATTGATGATTAACATCCACGCTGCGAGTCGGGACTTCCCTGTCCGTCTTCCAGCAGCAACTACCTTAAACCTTACGGGATCAGAGTAGACTTCCTGCTGCCAAGGTAACAGCTGTACGTTTAAGTCGGTCATAGTCGCATCTATCGACGCTAAACGTTAACCTTCCCAGCCTGAGTCGCCTTCTCCAAACTGGCCGTCGTTGTTCGTATCGCAGTGGCGCTGCCAAGTAATCATATTAAACGTCAAACCTTCGCTCCAAGGTACATACGCTTTACACCACTCAGTAGAACCTACTTCAGTTCCGTCAGTAGGAGAAGCAACATAGTCCCTCTTAGTATTAGACTCTACAGGAGTAAAGTACACAGCACCCGTGTTGTACGTTTTTTTAGAAAACACTGGCTGTGTAGAGATAAAAACATTTTCAGTGTCTTCTAGAGTATAGGTAGATCCGTCTGGATACTCAATATAGGTTTCTGCGTTTGCATTCAACGAAAACAATGAGATAAAGGCTACGATAATTAAGCCTACAAACATTTCGTTAAAGTTCTTCATTTAGGGACTCTCCTAGTT